ATGACAGGGAGTCGGTTATCCTATGGTGTCAAATTTACCAGAGAAACTTTTTTGAAAGAGTTAAAGTTGGAAGATATATGGGGTGAGGCTTATGGTAAAGCAAACATAGGTCCCAAATCAATTAGGAATATAGACATAGAAGATATTCCTACACATGTAGAATACTTGAATAGGAATTTTTTCAGATACGAGTTGACTGGTATAAAAGAAGATAATATATACGATGAAGAATCACATGATTGGAGAACAGATTTACTTTATAACTCTTCTAGAAAGTTGGTAGGTATTGTTCAACTCAGTGATTCAGATGATTATGAAGGAGGTAGTATAGAAGTTATGAATGGTCAAAATCCCCCAAGAATATGTAGAAGGGATAAGAATGCTTTGATTTTGTTTCCTAGTTTTTGTCCTTATCGTGTTACCCCCGTTACACGTGGAACCCGTAAATCTCTACTCTTCTGGGTCTCGGGTCCTCCCTTTGTTTAATTTCTATTATAAAATTAGATAATGGAGTCGACCCGTTTGATTTTTGCCGACTCTAGAAACAGAGATTCAGCGCTGTATCCTTCAGGAAATTCATATACTTTACACTTGACCACACCGATCAAGAATGTTACACGAGTCGATCTGGTCAGTGCACGAGTACCCAATACCATGTATAACCTAACGAATGGCTCAAATGTTCTGACCGTTAATTCTTCGAATTTGTCCTTGAACCAAGGCTTTTATTCGGCAGGAGGTCTTGCAAGCGCCATTGCTGGTGTAGTAAGTAACGGATTTTCAATTCATTATCTTTCAAACGAGGGTCATTTTATACTCTCGAACACAATTAACTTTACTTTTCGAGTAAACTCGAGTGAACTTTCTAATCTTATTGGTATACCCAGTGGAACCACATTCACCCCCAAACTCGCCACGTCACTCGACCCGTGTTACTCCAACAACTATATATTCAAGTCAAATACTTTGGTTCACATGAATGCAAATGAATACATTTTTCTCGACGTGGATGAGCTCAGAACACCGAGCCACATAGATGCCAAGGCTCTTGTAGGAACGACCGGCACAATCAGTGGTTCAAACATAAATAGGGCTTTTGCACCCGTCATGATGGACGTTCCATCTGGAGGAATGAAAATTTACCATGAAAATGCAGACTATACGGTTTCGGTTGCATATCCCGAGCCCATTAACAGTCTCCAGCGCCTGACGGTCCGGTGGTACGACACAAACGGAAAATTGCTCGACTTTAGGGGTTCAGACTACCACGCATTCATCTTGAGAGCTCATGTCCTGGAAGAGGACGTTCGGCGGTTGCCACCACCGCCACCCTTACAGGATGTGGAAATTAAGAGGATCGTGGAGGCAATGACTATGGTGCCTCCACCACCCAAGGAAGAGAAACGAAAAATTCCCTGGTTGATCATAGTTTTAGTTTTAATTGCAGCTTTCGTCGCCTGGAAGTTTTGGTCTAAGCAGTGACGGCGTACACTGGGTTGGCTGGCTCATTGATCTTCACGTTGAATGCAAGAGCCTTGATGGCGAGGTACACGACGATGGCGAGCAGGGTGGTGAACAGCGCGCTCAGGACGTAGTACTGACCGCCATTCTTGCTGACCTGGACCACCTGGGAGATGATGAAGCGAACAACGTCCATCCACGCGATGGCGCTGGCGAAGGAGAAACCCGCCACGATGGAGTTCAGGGACTGAGACTCGAGCTGGAGGGCGACACTTGAGAGGAGACCTGGCATTTACTATTTAATGCGAAAAAAAATATCATCAGGGTCCCAAGGGACTATTACTTCGTCAGTCTCCTGTTCATCTAGAGAATTCGTAGGATCCCAGGGTTGAACGTCCGTCTCAGATTCATAGTCCTCTTCCTGGACTATGAAAGAATATTTCACCTTGGGTTCCATCTCATCCTCGGACTCTGGGTCCATCTAATTTTCACGCTGTTTGTCTACTGCGGATTTCAACGCAGTCTCAGCGGGACCCACGGGTTCCCATGAATCCCACGTGTCTGCACACTCATTCATCTTGGTCGCCATTTCATCCGTTCCCTCGTACCTGGTCCACTGAGGGTCTTCCTGGTCCGAGTCACTCTGTGACTCCTCGTCCTCGTCCTCGTCCTCATCCTCGTCCTCGTCCCACACTTCGGGATACAAAGGTCCGATCTGTTTGCCTGTAACGTTCCTGGCTGCGTACATGAGACCGAGTTGCATATCCTCTGACAAAACAACGTCACGACCACACGCCTTGGCATAATGGGCTGCAAGGATGGTTGCCGATTCCATGACTGGGACGAAAATGTCAAAAGCCGTCTGCTGGATACTCTCCTCCATTTTTGAATTTTAAACCAAAATTAGTTTTAAGTGTGGGACTACTTAGAAGTTTCTGAATTTTTTCCATATATGGATAGCTTGCGTATAGCATCTGGTACCACGGCTTGTTTTTCTGTCGCGCTTCAGATATGGAAAAACTGGAGGACGAAATCATCAAAGGATATTAGTCATGGATTGATAGTACTTGCTTATATCTCCACATCACTCGGTATAGCTTATGGAGTTTGTTTAGATAAATCGGCTATATATGGTTCAAATGTTTCTCTATTAGGAACTTATATCATTTTACACTGTATTAAGTTTTACAATGATTACAGAATAGTAGATGATTCAGTGGAAGTTTGAGAACATCATTTTCACACTCGAATTGCTTACATACATAAAGTTGTAATTTACTGCATATATTCTAATATACCTGTTTGCGGTACTTGGGTTTAATGTAAACTGAAAAATCTGGTTCTTTATTTGGGACATGTTTACAGCCCCTGTAGGTTGTTCTGTATACTCGGGGTCGAGACTAAAAGAGTACATGTAAAATATCCGACTTGGAAGACGTGTGTGATATTCGAGAGGTTGAATAACTCGAAGAAAAATGGGAGAGCCCACCACCTTGTCTATACGCTCCGTCGTGTTAAAATCAAGTACAAGCTGACTCAGTTGCTCATATGTCGTTCCGTTTGCCGTATAGCTGTTATTTGTCGTATAATCGTACCCAATAGCCGAATCATTTTGAAAAACAAAGAAAAACTCTTTGACGGGATTCAGAAATTCTCCAAGACATTGAATCTGATTACTTTGAAGCTGACTTGTTAAAAGCGGTGCAAAAAACTCTTCACGCTGAACTTGTTCTATGAGATATGTTTGTGGTCTGGATTTTATATACGAAATTTCCTGATCAGAAATGTACGTATATTCCGTATCGAGGTATGCATAAAATGAGGATGTAATGTTAACTGGTGGGTAAGTGAATTGAGATGAAGGGTTCCAAACAATCCGAAAGGTGACATCCTCCTTAAATGCACACAAGGGAAGACCTTTTTCAAAGATGGAAAATCTAAGAGGAATCATATAACTCGATGCAATTGGTATAGGCTGAATAAGGTTTTTACCCAAAAGACCTTTGAGTGCTCCTTGTTTTCCCGATGAAACAGTTAAATCGAATTTCATTTCAATATATTCACCATACAAGCGCTCAATAAGTTCAGAACCTATATAAAGTTCGACATATTGAATCATAAGTGTCCCGACAGAATCCAAAACTTGTACTCCTGGTGGGAGTGATGGTGGAAAAATTTTAAGATACATGTTTGTAATAAGATCTCCTGCACGGGGAAGCATGACAGCCTTTTCTGAACCAAATATGACTGTATTGTCACCGGGAAATTGAATTCTGATAACTCGAGACGCAAAAAGCGTCTGACCGACGTATTTTTCGACGAAATACGTGACTTCAGGATCTGAACTCAAGTAAATGTCCTCTTGTCCAAGAAAGGACAAACTGGCTCGACCGGCCATCTCTAGTAAATTCAAAGGATTTATTTTTGGGCTGAAAACTTACTTAAATATCATTAGAGTTGAACATGAGACCTGCAAGTCCATTCTTTACCCTAAGAATGTTGTAGTTTATTCCTATTACTCGAAACTGTTTTGTACTATTGTAAGCATTTGTATTGAGTTGTATGAAGACATTTCGAATACGGCTAAAGTTTATTTGACCGTACGGCTTTGGTGTATTTGCCTGGTTTGCAAATGCATACATGTAAAATAGTCTCGTAGGGTAACTCGGGTATTTATTGAATGGTTCGATTGAGTTGAGATACAGATTATCCGTCACATCTGTTGTAAATGCCTCGTACCCATTGAATGTCATTCCGAGACTGTTTAAATCAGAGTAATTGTATGGATAAGGACTGGCATTATCAAGTTCAACAATGAAAAAAAGTTCGCGAATAGGGTTGATAAAGTTCAGTTGTAAAACTGAAGATGTAAATTGAGACGGAAGTTCAAACGTTTCGTATTGACACTGTTGAATTATATAATCAACTTGTGACTTTTTGAACCAGTTAATTTCAGGATCGGCTAAATAGACGTACTCTGTGATGATGGTGGCTGTCAATGGAGTTTTTATACCACTTGTTCTTACGGCTGTCAATTCTTGGAGGTTTCTAAATGTTACGTGAATCTCAACATCTTGACGCCCAAGAGCCGCGAGTGGAATTGCAAGTCCAGGATTTTGATAAAAGTAAAAAGGTAAATTTACGAAATATGTTCTTCCAGGTGGATAAATCTGGGTTGCAGTGTCGTATTTCCCTACAAGTAACTTGAGACCTGGCTGGTTTTCATAGGGAACGTACAAGTCATTGTAAATCTCAATAAACTCACCCGTGAGTGTTTGTATCGTTTGTCCACCAATGACGAGATCTGCACGATTTACAAGCCATGTGCCCACAGAATCGTAATAGTTATAACTCACAGTAGGAATCACGTTTGAAGCGACGGGGTGCACGGATATGTAAGTATTCGAGTAAAGAGTATTTTGGTTCCCGTCTGTTCCTATTGTTATAGGAACATCGGCATTTGGAGCCGTGACTCGGTAGGGTACATTCACGGTATACTGTGGAAAAAGACCCCTAAAGGTAAATTGATAACTTGAAGTTCCAAAACTTATACTTGTCACGTTATCCGCAGTTGAAAGGACGGCTGTAAGCATATATGTAGCCACATTCGTAAATTGAAGATTTCCCGTTGCATAATTTATATTTATAATGTTCGAATATTGTCCGGTATTTGAAAAGTTATTAAAGTTCAAAGGTCTATTGAGTGTCTGTGTCTGTGTTGTTGGTGTGAGTGTTAGACCGTTGTTTGAAAGCACAGTCTCGTACCCTTGATATGAGCTTGATGATACCTGAGTAACAATAAAGTATGTATTGTTTGTCATTACAAAGTTTGTGGTATTCGAATACACATTTACATAGTACTTTTGAGTTAGAGATGTTACAGTGATTGGTAAAGTAAATGCAAAGGTAGGGTCTCGTCCAACTGTACTTAAACTCGTGTATGAATAATCAGGTGTGGATGCCCCGGCGTGCCATACCGAAATATTAGACAGATACACGGGGGTCACAGACTGTTGAAGATAAATTACACCTGAAATAGTCCATACACCGAGTTGATTGAATGTTATTGACGAATCAGGGTTTAGTGTAACGGTTGAATTTAGAGGTGCACCCCACTGTCCAAGACTGGGAACATTTCCATAAAATGGAACTATGTTATTTCCTGGGGTAATCGTCACATTATTGTTCAAAAGATACAAGTCATCAACAGGTGTAACTGAGAAATACGTATTTGCAGTAAATTGTGTTACCGTAGATATTGTATTTGCATAGACATAATATGTATTTGCAGAACTCGTCACTATGAGAGGCATGACAATTGGCATGGATGGGTCGGGAGAAACACGGAAATCACAACTAAAATCAAAAATAGGCACGGGTGGGGGTCCACCCTGAATATTTTCAAGTTGATTTGATCCCACGGACATGTTAACAATAGACCCCGTCCCTAGCGTGATTCCAGACCGAATAACGTAGTATCCCGTATTTACAAATTTGAGTCGACCGTTTACCGTCACTGCATACGTAGACACAGTATCTTGATTTGTCCACGATGAAAAGTTTATATAGCTCTGGGTTATACCCTGAACAGGGGTTATAATATACGTCTGATTTCCAGTTAAACTGAGAAAAAGACTTGTTCTCGTATTTACAGATGGTAAACCTGTACTCTGAATCCAGCCAGCCTGCTGTAATGTAAAATTCGATCCTAATGTTCCTCCAGAATATGAATTTGAATATGTATTTGAAGCACTATTTGCAAATCCATTTGAAAATGTACCTACAGTGTATACTAAATTTGAAGAGTTCACTTTAGATGGAGTTCCAAGCTTAGGGTCGAGACCCCAAAAAATACCACCATTTGGATCAACTTCAAGTGTCGAGCAATTCGAATATACAAATTGATTCAGAGCATTGGAATATGAAAAAAAGTTTCCAAGATTGGTACTGACCCATGAACCAAAGTTATAAGTTGAATAATATGTAACTCCGGAATATGGTAAAGAAAAATACGTGCCATTGATGATGATGTGAGGATCTGTAGCTGCACTTGCAGTCGTCGGCCAAGCCCAAAAATTTCCAGGGTTATACAACGGAGGTAAATCTACTTTTAAAGTGAGAGCTCGTATAAGATCTCCTTTCGGTGGTATACGACAAATGTTCTCTTGACCGTACACAACTTGTTGATTTTGAAATGGAATATCATAGGCTTCAAGTACAAAAGGTGTATGCCTTTTGTAAACCCCTGAAAAATAAGTTACTTGGGGAGAACCTGTAAGATATGCGTCCTGTTGTCCAAGTGCAGCCAACTGGATATATCCAGCGGACATCTCTAATAAACGAAAACATTTGTTTCGAACCCACACCTCCGCGCCGCGTCCCAGTCCCATCTCAATTTTGGTCGCGTATTTCAGGATGAGTCAATTGCAACTCAGGCGATTTGACCCGAGCACAATTGGCGATGATAAAGTTTGTGTTTTTATCGGAAAAAGAGGTACGGGAAAATCAACACTCGTGACTGACATTCTTTGGCACAAAAAACACATTCCGGCAGGTATAGCCATGTCAGGAACTGAAGATGGTAACGGACACTATAAGCAGTTTATTCCCGATCTCTTCGTATATGGGGAGTACAAGAAAGATGCAGTCGAAAAGCTCCTCGAACGTCAACATAGACTCGTAAAGACAATGGGAAAACAGAATGCTCCCTCGGTTTTTCTCCTCATGGATGACTGTATGTATGATAGGGCATTCATGCGTGATGACTGTATCCGTCGACTCTTTATGAATGGTCGTCACTGGAACATCTTTTTCATGCTCACGACTCAATATTGCATGGATATGCTCCCGTACGTTCGGACAAACGTAGACTATGTGTTTGCCCTTAGAGATAACGTTCGACAGAATCGTGAAAATCTTTATAAAGCTTTCTTTGGGGTTTTTCCGACATTTGACCAGTTCTGTCAGGTGATGGATGCTTGCACGGAGAATTACGAGTGTATGGTTCTTGATAATACATCCAAAAGCAATAAGATTTCAGACTGTGTGTTCTGGTACAAGGCGCCTATCCGCAAAAATTTCAAGGTGGGTGGACCGGGTTTCTGGCAGTATCATCAGCGTTTCTATAACCCGCGTGCAGCCCAGATGCCCACATCCGTTACGAGCAACCCAAAACGAAGGGGTGAAACAGTCACAGTCAAGAAAACGCGGTAACAGGCTCTACATAATTTCAAACTAAAATTCAATAATGGCGAGTGTCATGACGTATGATCCAAGTGTGGATAGTCTCATGTCTGCGATTCCTCAACAGGAGCCCAGTCTGAACGAGGAGCTCGCACGAGCCGCTCTCGAGCGTCAGCAATTTGGACCTGTTCAGACGAGCGTTCCCGCAGGTCTCTCGCGACCGGGCGAAGGTACAGACAAAAAGCCAGGACCACCCACTGGTCTTTTGAGATCGCCTTTAAATGAGCCTGAAAAAAAGATTGATGAATCTCAAATGGCAGATTTCGCGACTCCTATTGAGGAGGTTATGCCAGGTCCAGGGCAAATGATGCAAGATGAGATGATGGGGTCCCCTTATGTTCAGGGTCCTCCTTCTTCCTCGCAGCATAAAAAGTCGTCGGACAGTGGTGATGATTCTCCAAAGTCCCGATCAAAGAATCCTTTCGGTCTAAAGGATGAGCAGTATCAAGCACTCCTGGCTGGTGTGGCGGCAGTCGTCGCATTCTCAAAGCCTGTACAGAGCAAGCTTGGAGATATGGTTCCAAAGTTTCACGGACCTTCAGGCGAAGTGTCTCTGACCGGACTTGTTGTCACGGCGCTCGTTGCAGCGATAGTCTTTTATATCGCTAAAAAGTATCTCGTGGACCATTCTTAGTCCTTCACTTCATCCCCGCAATACTGCCTTTTTCCATTCGGATAGTAAACCCCAGAGTCTATTGCAATTTTCTTCAATTTTTCAAAATGTTCCCAGAACTTTTCGGTATGATCATACTCTGGGACTGACATGTGTGCCAACTCGTGCAGTAATATATACATTGCCGAATTTACATCCGTTCCATCTAAACAGATGTAAATTTCGTACCCTTTGTTAACATTTGAGCCTATAGGACCCTTTGTCTTGTCCCAATCCATCATCCCTGTAATGATTGAGGGTTTACAGACTGGTTTCCACAGGGGATCTCCTGTGCGTTTTAGAATGTCGATAAGGACCCAATACTTGTATTTGAGCTGACTGAGCATTTCTGGTTCTCTGTTGATATAGACGATATAGACGAGGACGACAAATAATATGATGAAAATTGGAATATATTCCATTACCTATTACATAGTTCACATTTTCTTCCGAAACACAAACTTGGAATACAGGTCCGAGATGAGACCGTTTGGCTTCTTGAGCATGGGACTCCACTCGATGAGCTCTATACCCACGCACTGTAGGGCAAGTATGAGCTGTGTCGGGTCCAAGAGCGGTTCATCCTTGGGACCATCTGCATAAAATGGTCCGTCGCTCAGCTTGACCGAAAGACGCCGACCTCCTTGGTATATATCAAAACTGTTTCCGAGCGAGTCACCAAAGTGACCAAACTCGCCACACATATTTTGAGCATTCGACTTGTCTGGAGTGATGCCGATGAGAAGACCGCCTGGTCTCAAGGCACAGTTTATCGCCTTGATAGAGGTTTCAAAGTCGTCCATGATGTAGTGAATTGAAAAGTTGTAGCATACAACATCAAAAGGACCTGCAAAGGCAGCTTGGACGATAGTTCCTTGTCCAAGAAACCAAACCCCGAAATTCATCTCATAGGCTCTTTGCTCCGCCTCCCGCAGAGACTCTTCGTCTGGGTCAATTGCAAAGACGTGAGCATTCACAGCCTTCCACTTGTGCCAGTCACCTCCCCGCCCGCATCCGCAATCGAGAACTTTCGAGTTGGGCTCGACCCATTTTTGAATAAGTTCACGTTTGCAGTTGTTATGAAGCTTACGAAGAGCATCCATTTGACACTTCTAGGACCGTCCGCCTTAAACCGTTCACACTACACGAAAGTTTAACGCGTTCAGGTACTTAAAAAATAAATGATTAGTCATTTCAAATGGGTACTCTTGAGCAGGATTATCTGACGGTTCCAGGGCAGTACTTTGCATGCATTTCTTTCGTGGGTCCAGATCAGCCCCAAAAGAATGAGAAGCTCGGCATGAAGATTCGCGGGTGTTTTCCAACCCGTGACGAGGCGGCAAACCACGCGAAGCGTCTGCAGAAGGAGGATGCTCTTGTGGACATTTACGTGGTGGACATGTACAAGTGGCTTTTGATTCCTCCCGACCGTGAGCAGATTGAGGATGTTCATTACCAGAATGAGAAGCTCGAGGAGATTATGCAGAAGTACCGCCAGAACCAGAGTGCTGCAGCTGCCATGTTCGAGAAGCGCAAGCGTGATATGATGGCGCAGCCCCAGCCCGGTCCTTACCCATATATCGACCCAGCCGATGAGAATTCCAAGTTTTACAACAAGCCCGATGTTCCACCCATTCCCCACCCAGCCGATATCGTAGAGGAGCTGCGCAAGGAGTTCCCAGACAAGACTGTTGCCGAGCTGGTCAAGATGGCGGATGAGCGTGTGAATAAGATTATCGAGGAGCGCAAGATGCCCGCAGTCACGGTCATCACGGAGGGTGACGAGACAGCCGCCGAGGACGACGATGTTCCAGCTACTCCAGCCGCTTAATTTCGCTGTAAATAATAGAAAAAATGTTTTTCAAAGTTTTAGCTTTGGTCATTGTGGCATTTCTCATGTATATAGCATACGTGAGATTTCCACAAGCACCGGCTAGAATATCTCAACCTGTTCCTGCTTACGATAACCAGTTTGAGGTATTCACTGACATGCAACCAGCCGACCAGACTCGTGAGAATCCTTGGCTGGGATTTTTACAAGAAGATGTTAGAAGAAAAAGAACGGGTCCTATCGGTAACTTTGTAGGGTACGAAGATCCTTCACCAAACGCTCCTTTATATTCAGTAGATGGTGCTATTTACACGGGTGGTAATACTGGTATTGGAACGGGCTCTTGCCCTCAGAGCTGTAGCTGTTTACCATCTCCAGATGTTCCGGGAAAGACAGTTTGTGGATACAAAGATCAATTTTCTGGATCAACCATAAAATGTCCTTCAGATTGTTGTCCTGGTTATGGCTGTGATTTTTGAAAAAAAAAACTTACTTTGCCTGAAAAACAACAGGGCGCATATTCGCGAGCAAAAAACCAATCACCATGCCTAGAAGAATAAGACCGATTTGATTCTCCTTGAAAGCCTCAAATGGGTCCTTTTTTACTTGTGGTCGATCGACTGTATTATAGAGTGGTTCAAAACGCCGAGGAGAGTCCATGTGAGACGGCCACTCGTTTTCAGGTGGTGGTGCGCTTCTTGATGACGGGGGTTCGCTTTGTTGCTTTAGGAAGGGGAGGTTCTCCATCGCTATCACTTACATCACTCTCGCTTTTATCTGGTACAACAAATCCATCCAAATTTCCATCTTCATCAGCATCAGATTCGTCATCCTCCTCATCCTCCGTGTCCGTGTCGATATCCTCGGAAACATCATC